CTTCATTAATACTTAGCGTTAAGATTGACGGAGCTCCAAGTATAGTTTGGGGTCGTAATCCTGCCACTAATAGACAATTTGTAGGCACTAAATCAGTGTTCAACAAAAGATTAATTAAGATATGCGAATCTACTGAAGATATTGATAGATTCTACACTGGAAGTTTGCGTCATATATTATATCATTGCCTCTCATATTTGCCCATAACTAAGAACATTTATCAGGGTGATTTCATCGGGTTAGGTGGTGCTAAGAATTACAGACCTAATACAATTACTTATAAGTTTCCAGAGCAAATTGATGCTAAGTTAGTAATAGCCCCACATACGCAATATCACACAGAAACTAATAATTTGCGTGATGCAATCGCCTCTCCATTAACTAATAAATTAGAGAGTAATTCCTTTGTTCATTATGTACAACCAGATGCATATATTCGTCCAGGTTATGGTGCAAATTATGGCGAAGAAATAGATGCCTTTTATGATCTTAAAGGGTGGATAGATTACGCAAAGAAAGTAGCACAAACTGTGCAGTTCGTAGATGATAATAAAGCAAAGAAATTAAAGATCAATCTTAACTATTTGATCAAAACAGAAAATGATATTAAACCCGAATTATTTGAGGGTCTATGTGATACAAACCTAATCGAACTCTGGTTAATAGTTAGGGACATAAAACGTATGGCGTTAAGTGATTGTTTCCATAAGGGTAATTTCGATTCGTTCATTAACTACAATCAACCCATAATTGCAGAGGGTTTTGTTATGAATACTGAATACGGTTGTTATAAATTAGTCAGACGCAATCTATTCTCTTATTATAACTTTAATAATGATAAGTTTGCAGGTGTAAGTAAGAAGAAATCAAAACAGATTGTAGTTGCTTAATTAACACTTAACAGGGGCTAATCACCATTCGTTCGTTATTCGACAGTCGTTGGTGATTATGCCCCTTAAATGTTAATTTTCGTGGATCCCCTAAGCTATAAAGTGTTACGGAAGCGATATAAAAATTTTTTGATTTTAAAAAAATTCTATATACCATAAATTCCGAAATAATCCGTCTCATGCAAAAAAATTCCCCAGAAAATTTTTCGCCCCTAGAAGTCGATAATGTAACAGGGGAGTTTTATGTTAAAATACCAGAATGGGTTATTAATGACATGAATTGGTACGAAGATACAAAGGTACACTTTAAGGTTGATGGGGAAGAACTTATCATTACAGAATTATGAAAACATACCACATATACTTAAATGAGAGATGCCTGTTTAAGAATTTGGATGAAACGGAGTTTAAGGTTATATGGGGTAGGCTATATCATTCTTATTGGGATGGACTAACATATACAGAAGTAACCGAACAGGAATTAGTAGATGCATCATATTGACGATATAAGTAGAATGATGTATAATACAAAGGTAATTACAATACGTCATGGCAAAAGGATTTACAGTTAAAGCAAAGACTCCTGCTACAAAAGCACCAGAGTGGGATTATGCCAAGGCAAAAGAAATGATCAAAGGTAAGACAGTGGTATTCTGTCTACCTGGAAGAGGTGTATCCTTTACCTTTTTGAAATCTTTTGTTCAACTTTGTTTTGATTTGGTACAAAGTGGTGCTTCAATACAAATTTCACAAGATTATAGTTCTATGGTGAACTTCGCAAGATGTAAGTGTCTTGGTGCGAATGTTCTACGTGGACCTAATCAATTACCTTGGGATGGAAAACTTAATTATGATTATCAGTTATGGATTGATAGTGATATAGTATTCAGTCCTGAAAAGTTTTGGCAATTAGTTCTTATGGATAAGGATATTGCTGGTGGTTGGTACGTTACAGAGGATGGAAGAACTACTTCTGTTGCACACTGGTTAGAGGAAGAAGACTTCAGAAAGTCTGGTGGTGTTATGAATCACGAAACTACTGAAAGTATTACTAAGCGTAAGAAGCCTTTCACTGTAGATTACACTGGTTTTGGTTGGTTATTAATCAAGAAAGGTGTATTTGAAGATGAAGGTATGCCTTATCCTTGGTTTGCTCCTAAGATGCAAGTCTTTGAATCAGGTGAAGTACAGGATATGTGTGGAGAAGATGTGAGTTTCTGCCTAGATGCTAAAGAAGCAGGCTTTGAAATTTGGTGTGATCCACGTATCAGAGTTGGTCACGAGAAGACAAGGGTGATTTAGATGCCAGGCGAAACGTACACTGTTTATATTAATGGTAAAGAGATATATGATTCTCTTTCTAGAATGGAGTACTTCGATCTTATGGAGGATCTGTCGATAGAATTTTATCAGACAGGTACTCCACATCCTAACGACATCTCTTATAAAATTAACAAGGAGAAGAAAAATGACTACTAAGTCACCACTAACCGTTGAAAAGGTTATAACATATGTCAAAGAAAAGTGGGGACTCTTTGGTATAAGCACATTAATAATTTTTGTGCTACAATTACTGTCTACTAAGATCTTATTATCTGTTGTATTAGGAGTCGTTGTTACGGCACTCATACCCTCAGAAACAATTAAAAAAGTCACTAAGAAAACAAAGTAACATGGCAAAAGCAAAAACTGGCACATGGGGAACCGTTGAGTTGGAATCAACCCCGAAAAAGACTCGACAAGGGCAAGGAAAGCACACAAAATATGCTGCAACGTCCCGTAACTCGGCTCGAAAGAAGTCTAGAGGGCAAGGAAAATAGGAAAAAACCCCAAAAGCGTCTCGAAAGAGGCGTTTTTTTAATAAATAGAGTATTAATTCATATTTCCGACATAAATAAAGTAGGAAAAACTCTAATTCAATGGCAGTTACTCGGATATCAAGAGCATTTAAAGATATTAGTCTATCTTTTGACAGACATCCAGTGACCAATGACATATTAGTCATTAAAAATGAGAACGCAATTAAGAAGGCTGTAAGGAATTTGGTACAAACAATACCAACCGAACGTTTTTTTAATTCTATCTTAGGTTCTGAAGTGCGTTCTAAGTTATTTGACCTATGTGATTATGGTACTGCATCGTCAATCCAACGTGAAATAGAGATTACACTACAAAACTTTGAACCAAGAATAGATGATGTAAGTATTGAGGTATTACCAAGACCAGATCAAAACGAATATGAAGTTTATGTCTTCTTTAATATTGTAGGACAGGATTTTCCAACTCAAGAATTCACATTTATGCTAGAAGCTACAAGATAATATGCCTTTTACTAAGTACACAAACCTCGATTTTGATCAAATTAAGGAATCAATTAAAGATTATCTTCGTGCAAACTCAGATTTTACTGATTTTGACTATGAAGGATCGAATATGTCGGTCTTAATTGATACTTTAGCATATAATACGTATATAACTGCCTTTAACTCTAATATGACTGTCAATGAATCCTTCTTGGATTCGGCAGTACTACGTGAAAATGTAGTTTCATTAGCACGAAATATAGGGTATGTACCACGTTCTAGGACTGCTTCTACCGCAAATATAGCGTTTGAGGTTGGTGTAAGCACTGCTACTCCTACAGCGACCTTACAGGCAGGTTTGGTATGTGTTGGTGCTCAAGAAGATACTACATATACGTTCTCTATACCTGAAAATATTACCACAACTGTTGATAGTGTAACTGGAATTGCCACCTTTGGTACTATTACTGACCCAGTTAAGGTGTATGAAGGTACATATGTAAGGAATAGATTTGTTGTAGATGGGTCATTAGACCAGAGATTTGTACTAGATAACCCATTTATTGACACTTCTACCATTGTAGTCTATGTAAAAGGTGCAGGAGATGTTGGAATCGGGCCAGAATTTAAGAAAATTGAGAATATTATAGGTATTACTAAGACATCTGAGACATATTTGCTACAAGAAATACAAGATGAGAAGTATGAATTGCTCTTTGGTGATGGTATTTTTGGTAAAAAACTAGAAGATGGTAATGAAATTACTGTAGATTACATCCTTACAAATGGAAAATCAGGTAATGGACCTGCTAATTTCTCATATACAGGTACTGTAAGTGATTCTTTGGGTAATTTACTCACAATAAACACTACTCCTGCCATAACAACCGTACAAGGTGCTTCTAATGGAGGTGATATTGAACCAATCGATTCGGTTAAATACTTCGCTCCTAGACTGTATTCGGCACAATATAGAGCAGTTACAGCAAGAGATTATGAGTCTATAATACAATCAATCTATCCAAATACTGAAACTGTCTCTGTTGTGGGTGGTGAGGAGTTAGATCCACCACAATTCGGTACAGTTTTACTTACAATTAAGCCAAAAAATGGTGATGCAGTCTCTGATTTTGATAAAGAACAGATTCTTACTAAGTTAAAATCATATTCTCTTGCTGGTATTAACCAGAAAATCTTAGATCTTAAGATACTTTATGTTGAAGTTGATAGTTTTGTTTACTATGATACTTCTGCAGTTGAGAAAGCAAGTGATTTAAAGACTAGAGTTATTGATGGATTATCCACATATGCTGCTTCAAACGATATTAATAAGTTTGGTGGTAGATTTAAGTATAGTAAGGTGTTGAATATTATTGATGGTATTGATAAAGGAATTACATCTAATATCACTAGAGTCACAATTAGAAGGAATTTAAAGGCAGTTTTAAACACATTTGCCCAATATGAACTATGTTTTGGTAATAAATTCCATATTAATGAAAAAGGAATGAATATTAAGAGTACTGGATTTAAAGTTGCTGGAAATCGTAATACTCTTTACTTGACAGATATACCTAAAAAAGATCTAGATGGTAATTTAGATGGTAGTAATATGGGTGATATTGCTATTGTTCGAGAAGATTTACAAACTGGTGATAAGGTTGTTGTAGTTAAGTCTGCTGGAACAGTGGATTATGCTAAAGGAGAAGTTATTCTAACAACTATTAATATAACAGAAACATCCAGAATTAATAATATTGTTGAGATTCAAGCAGTTCCAGAATCAAATGATGTTCTTGGTCTTAAGGATTTATACCTGAATTTTGACATTTCTAATAGTACGATAAATATGGTTAAAGACACCATTACGTCAGGTGAACAGATATCTGGTGTTGGATATAAAGTTACTTCAAGTTATACAAACGGAGATTTAATAAGAGGATGATCACAACTGGGTTTGATAAGAAGGTACAGATACAGCAGATTATTGACAATCAGCTACCTGAGTTCGTATTATCTGAAAGTCCTAAAGCGGTTGATTTTTTAAAGCAATATTATATTTCTCAGGAATATCAAGGTGGTCCTGTTGACCTCACAGATAATTTAACTGAATATTTAAAATTAGATAATTTTACTGATAAGATAGTTAATTCAGGAACTACTCTTTCTGTAGGTATTGGTACTGCAGATACTACAATAAATGTTGAGAGTACAAAGGGATTTCCTGACAAATATGGTTTATTTAAGGTAGATGATGAAATATTTACATATACAGGTATAACAACTAATACCTTTATTGGTTGTGAACGTGGGTTTAGTGGAATTACAACATTCCATGCACCAAATAATCCAGGAGAATTAGTATTTACAAACTCTGATTCTGCTGCACATGCTCAAAATTCAGTTGTTCATAATCTAAGTGCTCTATTTTTAAAAGAATTTTATAAAAAAATTAAGGCACAATTGACTCCAGGCTTGGAAGAAACTCCATTTGTGACTGGTCTTGATGCTGGTAATTTTATAAAAGAAGCTAGATCACTATATCAATCTAAAGGAACTGAGGAATCTTTTAGAATTTTATTCAATGTTTTATACGGAATTGATCCAAAAGTTGTTGATTTAGAACAATTTTTAATTAAACCATCAGCAGCTCAGTTTATTAGAAGAGAAATTGTACTAGCAGAACAAATTTCGGGTAATCCTAATAATCTAGTAGGACAAACAATCAAAAAATCTACTGATTCTGGTACTCAAGCATCAGTATCTGAAGTAGAAATTATTACTAGAGGAGCAAAATCTTACTATAAACTAGGTTTATTTGTTGGTTATAACGATCAAGATCTAATTCAAGGTACATTTACTATTCCAGGTAAGACAAAAGTTATTGGACCAGTTTCAATAGGATCTTCTGTTATTACTGTTGACTCTACAGTAGGATTTGGAGCAACAGGAACTGTTATATGTGGTCTTAATACTGCAATTTCTTATACTGATAAGACAATTAATCAATTCTTAGGATGTACTAATGTAGGATCTGCAATTACTACAACTTCTGATTTGAGATCTGATGAGGTATATTATGGATATGAAGACGGAGATTTAAGTAAAAAGACTGAAATACGTATAACAGGGGTTATATCAAAGTTTGTTCCTGTTTCTGATATTAAATTAACAAATGAAGGTGAAGAAATTGTTGTTAAAAACCTTGGTGAAAGTATATTAAACCCAGAAATAAACGCAAGTAAAAAGGAAATTATTGCTAATTCATGGATTTATAATACGGCTTCTAGATATCAAATTAAAGAATGGACTGGTTCAATATACACTTTATACTCTGATGTAGATAAATCTAGCTTAAAAGTAGGTGATAATGTTGATATTGTACGTCGTGGAGAACAAAATATTGTTGCAACAGGTAAAATTGGAAATGTTCCAACTAGTAAAACTATAAGAATTGATAATTTTGCACTTCTTCCAGGAATATCTCCTTTACCAGAGACAGTAAACAGTGAATATGATGTTAGAAGACAAATTAAGAAGGCTAAAAGTAGTGGTGTAGGTATTGATTACGGTGATAATATACTTACTACAGATGTTACTAATGTATATAACGATAATGATGAAAACCTCTATGTAGCATCCAACTCATTACCTTCATATGATATAAATGTATCTCTTGCATCTACATTTATACCTACTTCAACAGATATGGTTGTATCTGGTTATTTACAAGATTTAGATGTTAATACATTAAAATATAATACTCTATCTTTCCCTGGTGCTGTTCCATTTATTACAGGTGATTCAGTATACTACTCACCAGATTCAACACCGATAGTTGGATTAACAACAGGAACATATTATGTTAAAGTATTATCACAACCTAACCAAATTAAGATATATCCATCCAGATCTTTCATAATACCAGATGCTGATGGTACAGAAAAGAATATACAATTATTAACTGCTAGTGGTAATCATACATTTACATTAACTAAGCAACAAAATAGAAAAATTAGTGCTCAAGGACTATTAAAGAAGTTTCCAATAGAAACTAACATTAAGTCTGGAAAATCCACAAAAACTGCACCTGGAGCAACAGGAATGTTAGTTAATGGTGTTGAAATTGCTAATTATAAAACTGATGATAATATATTTTATGGTCCACTAACACAAATAGATGTTTTAAATGGTGGAACTGGATATGATGTTATTAATCTTCCAGATATTGTTGTATCTGCAGCAGATACAACTAGTACAGGTGGTATAGGAAATACAGCCAAAATTCAACCAGTAGTTAGTGGTAGTGTTGAAGATATTCTAATAGATCCTCAAGACTATGATATTGATCGTGTATTATCTGCTAATATCTCAGGTGGTAATGGTGATGGTGCTGTATTAGAACCAGTATTGACTAAAAGATTTAGAGATGTATTTTTTGATGCTCGTTTAAGTAGAAATGGTGGTGGAGTAGACCTTACAGATGACACAATAACCTTTATAGGTCAGCATAACTTATCTGATGGACAAGTATTGATTTATAATAGTAATGGAAATAGTGCTCTTAGTATTGGTGAAGTAAGTAATAATGCAAATCAGAATAAATTTTTACAATCAGGCAACAAATATTGGCCAAAAATAGTTAATTCTTCCACAATTAAACTATTTCCAACTCAATCAGATTATAATGCAGGAATTAATACGGTTGGATTTACTTCATTTACAAACGTTGGTACTCAGAAATTTAGAATTTATGAGAGTAAAGATACATTATATGCACTTAAAGTAATCAATCCAGGTAAAGGATATACAAATAGAAAATTAATTGTTGGTGAAACAGGTATTTCTACAATTACGTCTACAGTTAATTTCCAGAATCATGGTTTTAATGATGGAGATAAGATTTTATATTCTACACCTGGTACAGTAATTTCTGGATTAACAGCAAAAACTGGAATTACTACAACAAGTAATCATTATCAAATTATTAAGGTTGATGATCATTCTTTCCAACTTGCTGATGCTGGAATTGCTGCAACAATAACATCAAATTATACAAGAAAAAATTATATTAAATTTGGATCTACTGGAGTTGGATTGCAGAATTTTGAATATCCACCTGTAGAGCTTAATTTAGATATTGAATATTCTGGTGAAGTTGGTATTATAACAGCAGTTCCTGTTGTTCGTGGATCTATTATTGATACTTATGTGTATGATGGTGGAACTGGATATGGTAGTACTGTATTAAATCTTGAAAGAAAACCAACAATAACAATTAAAAATGGAAAAGATGCTGCACTAAGACCAATAATTACTAATAATGCAATAGGTATTGGAACAACTAGTGGATCTATAACTGCGATTGACATACAATTTGGTGGAAGGGAATATAGCTCTGCACCTACATTAGAAGTAGTTGGTGATGGTATTGGTGCTAAGTTAAGAGCAACTATCACAGATGGTAAGATTACTGATGTTACTATAATTAATCCTGGTATTGATTATACTCAAGATAATACATCTATTAAAGTTATTGCAGCAGGATCTAATGCTATTCTAGATTCTCATGTTAGAAAATTAACTGTTAATAAGTTTGACGGAGATACATCTGGATTATTAGATTCTGATAGAGGAATTGGGTATGCCTATGTTGGATATTCTACTATTACTGGTTCTGTAGAATTTGGTGATACTGGAGCAGATCATTCACCAATTATTGGATGGGCATATGATGGTAATCCAATCTATGGTCCACATGGACATACAGATCCATCTGATAGAAACTCACCTATAAAAATATTACAAAGTGGTTATACTAACACTAGTGGAATTCTTAGTGATAGACCAGCTGGATTTAATTCTGGATTCTTTGTAGAGGATTATACTTTTGATAATTCTGGTGATTTAGATGAAAATAATGGTATTTTTACTAAGACTCCCGAATTCCCACAAGGTGTTTATGCATATATTGCAGGTATTAGTAGTATTAGCTCTTTACCAGTATTTCCATATTTTATAGGTGATACTTATAGATCTGAACCAATTAGTGATAATTTCTTAATAAATCAGAATAATTTTGATTTTGGATCTTCATCTTTAATTAGAAATACATTCCCATATAAAGTATCTGACAAATATGCAGATAATGATTATTTAATTGAATCTAATGAAGCAATAGAACAAATTTCTTTAGTAGAGTCTGTTAAGAAAGGATCTGTAGATTCATTTAATATTGTTGAAGGTGGAAGTGGATATGCTGTTGGTGAAGTTGCTAAATTTACTACTAATACTGGAATTGGCGGTGGATTAAATGCTACTGTTAGTACTATAACTGGTAAATCAATTCTTAATATTCAAACAAGTATTGATACTTATCAAAATGTAGTAATGGTATGGGATAATCCTAATCAAATATCTGGTTATATCTCAACATCTCATACATTCCTTGAAAATGATAATTTAACCATTTCAGGAGTATCAACGTCTATAAAATCATTAACTGGAACACATTCGATAGGTATAGTTACTGATAGAACTGTAATAACAAAAGATATTGTTGCAAATGCAACCGCAGGAATTATAACTGACATATATGTCTCTCATATACCAGATAATGTCTCTGCAGGTAGTAGTATAGGCATTGGAACGGAGAATTTCCTAGTACTTAATACATTTGATGATAATAAGGTAATAAGGGTCAAGAGAGGCGTTGTAGGTGCTGCACACACAGCTTCTACTTTAGTAAAATTAACCCCAAGTTATTTTACATTACCAGTAGAATCTCCATATTTTGAATCTAAAGTAAATGATATTGTTTATTTTAATCCCTCACAAGCACTTGGTGTTGGTACAATAGCTGGTATTGGATCAACAAGTCCATATACAATTGGTGAAGTACAATTTACTGCATCTACACCTACACAATCCATATATCTACCAAACCATCCATTTAAAACTAATCAAAAGGTAATATTTACTAAAGGTACTTCAGCTTTACAAGTATCAAATACTGGTGCTACTGCATTTGGTATACCAATGTCTGGTTCAGATCAGATTCTTTATGTTATTAAAAAATCTAAGGATTATATTGGAGTTACTACTGAAGTTGGATTAACAACATCTACAGATGGTCTATTTTTCCATACTAAAGGATCTAATGAATTTGGATATTCTATAAAATCTGATTTTAGTCAAGTAACAGCAAAAGTACAGAAGATTGATGCAAAAGTAACTCTTACCACTGCACATAGTATGGTAGAAGGTGATATTGTAAATATCATTGCAAATTCTGATCAATCTGTTGGAATTGGTACTTCAACTGCCGTTAAATTAAAGTATAAAAATGAGACTTTATTAGTAAATCCAGTATTGTTTGCTGCATCTGATGTTAGTTCATCAACCAATAAAATTACAATTGGTGCTCATGGATTTAAAACAGGAGATAAAGTTTTCTATAGTGCAAATACTGCTATAGGAAATTTATCAAAAGATACTGCATATTTTGTTTATAGAGTAGATGATGATAATATTCAATTGGCAGAAACTCATTATGATGTAGTTAATTTCCCACCAACACTTATAAACTTTACCAGTACTGGTGGATCTGCACAGGAATTAGCTTTAATCAATCCACCAATATCAGTAATTAATAATAATGATCTAGTATTTGATACAACAGATAGTTCTCTTACTGGATATAATGTAAAATTCTTCCATGATGCAGATTTTAATAATGAATTTGTGTCAACAGGAAGTACAGACAGTTTTAGTATAGTTGGATATGCAAATTCATCTCATCTTAAATACTCTTCCACTAATCCATCTCGTATTTTCTACACATTAGAAAAATCTGGTTTTATTAGTACTGCAGATACTGAAGTACCTAAGAATTCTCAAATTAATTATGTTGATAGTACTTATAGTGGAAAGTATTCAATAGCTGGAATTGGAACAACTACATTTAATGTTTCATTATCTGGAGTACCAGAAGTACTTTCATATACTCAAACTGATACTGAAAACTTAAAGTATACAACAACTTCACCAACAGATATTGGTGGTGTTGATAGTCTTAAATTGAATTTTGGTGGATTTGGATATAATCAATTACCACACTTTGTAAGTATTGCATCTACACAAGGAATTAATGCAGAAATTCTACCAATATCTAAAAATATTAATAGAATTGGTAATGTTAGAATTATTGATCCAGGTTTTGAATATTCATCAGACAAAACTCTTAGACCAGAAGCATTTGTTCCTCCTAAAGTTTCTTTAATAAATTCATACACTATTAAGTCAATTGATGTTACTTATGGTGGAACTGGATATACTAATGAACCTGATTTAATCATTGTAGATCCAACTACAGGAAAACAAGCTTCTACTGGAATATTAGAAGCAGTAATGAACGGAGTTACACTCAATTCTGTTGATATTATTGAAGAACCTAAAGGATTGACTCCTATAGAACAGAGGATAGTTGCTATTAATAATACTAATGGTGTTTCTGTTAAATCTTTAGACTATGATGGTACTACAGGTCTTACAACTTGTACATTAGTTACACCTATTACTGGTTTTGGTGTTCAACCTTTTAATACAGGAGATAAGATCTTTGTTGAAGGTTTGCAGTCATATGTTCAAGGAAGTGGATTTAATTCTGAAGATTATGAGTATAAGTTCTTTACTGTAACTGGATATGATACTTCTGGTGCTGCTGATAAAGTAGAGTGGAATATGACTGGAATAGCAACTGGTATTAGTACATCTATTGTCGGACTTGCTAAAACAGCTCAAGATGGATTTGGATCTATTATTAATTATAATTCTTACCCTAGATTTAAATCAACCCAAGTACCAACTAAATTCCTTCTTGGTGAAGATCTTTTAGTTCTTACAAATAGTCAATATACAAGAGTTGATTTAAAAGTAACAGAAAG